AACTGCGGATTGGCTTCGAGCGCGGCGGTCAATACATCGCTGCGCCCGTAATGCCGCCAGACCAGATCGTCGAGCACATCGCCATCACGGGTGATCACCCGTTTGAAGATCGGCCGGGTCATGGCTGATCCTCCCCATAGGCCTTGAGCTTGATCCGGAACTCGAGCTTCCTGGGCTGACCGTCATCGGCGAACACGGTGCGGGTGTCGCCGATCTCCGTGATCACCCAGGCACCCCAGATGCGGCCGAGACCATCGACCAGTTGCAGCGGCTTGCCTGCGTCAGCAAGGGATCTCATGGCTTCGATCTGCCCCAGGCCACCCTTGAAGCTCGGGTAGACAACACCGTCGAGTTCGATCTCGCCAATGTTGCGTCCGACGAACTGCAACGCAGGATCGCGGTTAATCCTCGCCTGCTCCTGCCAGCGCCAGGACTGGTTGAGGGAAAACTTCTGGTAGGCGAGCGTGGCGATTTCAAAACGAAACTCGCCCAGGCCCAACATCACTCGTTCGGCCATGGCACACCTCCCAACAGAAAAATCAGTCGTACATCGCCGCAGCCGGACTGCGGGTAGTCTCGCGCACCAGCGCACGCAGGCGCGACTCAATGAGTGCGGCGATCTCGCGCGCATCCACCCTGGGCGGAGCATTGACCGTGATCGGAGCGGACAGCGAGACACTGGTGTTGCCACGCACAGCCAGTGGTTGAGCCGGCATCGTCACCGGTCTAGCACCCGCCACTGACGGACTGCCCGCTGACATCGGCGTGATGCCAACGGGTGCGGTACCGACGGAGGGGCGTGGCGCGGTCAGCGAAGCAGTGCCGCCGACCGCTGCCGGACGCGCAGTAGCCGGAGCCGTGGCAGCGGGCGACGCCGGCTTATCGCTACCGAAGAGTGAACCGAACCAGTCGCCGACCTGTTTGCCGGCATTCATCACCCAGCCGATCTTGCCGGCGATCCAGTCGATGGCTTGACCGACGGTGGCGGTGATGCCCGACCAGAGACCGGTCATGAAATCCGCCACCGGCTGCCAAGCCGCACTGATCAAGGCCAAGGGCGAGAAGGACACCAGGGCCGTAAACCCCTCAATCACCCAGCCCACCAAGGTACCCACCGCGCGGATCGGCAGGGTCAGCACAGAAAAAGCCGTACTCAACAGACCACCGATCACTGCGCCGAGGGACTGCCCGGAAGCAGACAGGTTGTTGAACGCCTCCGTGGAGAGTGTCACCGGCGCGAGCAAAGCCCCGACCCAGCCCACCACCCGGCTCACGCCATCGGCGATGAAACCGAACACGGAAGCCACCGCCTGCCCAATCGGCGCCAGCGGTGCCAGTGCCGTTTCGAGGCTGGTGATCGCCGGCTGTATCGCTGACCGGATGCCCCCGAACACACCACCGACGTATGCGGCAATCGGGTCCCAGTATTTGCGGATCACAAGTGCCAAGCCTGCGACCGCCGCACCAATGCCGGCCACGATCCAGGTGATCGGGTTGGCGAGCAAGGCGACCGTAGTGGCACCAATGGCCGGCAACATCGACCAGAAGGCGAGTGCCGCCGACTTGATCGGCGCGACCAGGCCAAGTGCACCGGTCTGCAGCCGCTGCCAGGCAATCGACAGACTGCCGGCACTCGCCCCAGTCGTGGCTGCCTGCACTTGCAGTAGCGCCAGACCAGCCCGGGCCGACTGAAACGCCACCTGGGCACCCAGGATCGGCCCCTTCACGAAGGTCCAGGCATAGCCCAGTGCGATGGTGGCCACCTTCAAGCCCAGCACGGCACCGACAGTGCCCACCACCACCTGGGTGACGATGGGAAAGCGTTCGGCCAGATTGGCCAGACTGTCGATAGGCCCCATCAACGCGCCCACCAGGTTGTTCAAGGCCGGCAGCAGCGCATTGCCCACCGTGATGCCGAGCCGACTCATCTGGTTCTTGAGGAGCTGCAGGTTGTTGGCGGTGGTGGCCGAGCGCGCTTCGTACTCCTTCTGCATCGAGCCCGCATAGGCGGTCTGATCGGCCACCAGGCCCACCGCCTTCTCATAGGTCTCCATCGACCCCACCAGCTTGGCGATGTCGTCGGCGTACTCCATGCCGAACAGATCAGACAGGGTGCCCATCAGATCGGGCGCGTTCTTCACCTGGCGCAGGAAGGTGGTCAGGGCGCCTTGGGCATCGCGCTGGATCATCTTCTTCATGACCTCAGCGGACAACCCGATGTCCTGCAGCCCCTGCTGGAATTTCTCGTTTTGCTTGTCGGCGGTGGCCAACTTCATCAGCAAGGCATTGATGCCGGTGGCTGCCACCTCCGGGGGCGTCTTCAAGGCCAGGAAGGTGGCGCCCAGGGCATTGAGCTGTGCCCCGGACAGGCCAAAGAGCTTCGCCGTCGAACCCGCCCGATTGGCGATGTTCAAAAGATCGGAAGCCTTGGCGTCCATGTTGTTGGACAGGTGGTTGATGGCGTCCCCGAGCTTCACCACCTCGTCCTGGGTCAGCCCGAAGATCGAGCGCAGGCCCGTCATGGCGGCACCCGCCTGCTGGCCCGACAGATCAAAGGCTATGCCCATCTTGGCGGCGTCCTCGGCAAAGCGCAGCAACTCCTCGCGGGCGATGCCAGCCTGACCGGCCGCCGCGACGATGGCGCCGATGCCGTCAGCGGCCATCGGGATGCGGGTCGACATCAAGAGCACATCTTTGGACATCTGCCCGAATTGATCGGGCGTGTCGAAGTTCACCACCTTCTTGACGTCGGCCATCACCGACTCGAACTGGACAGCCGGTTGCACCAGGCCATAAAGCGCACCGCCCAGGGCCACCGCATCCATCATCTGGGCGCGGTAGGCGTTGCGGTTCTCCAGATTCCTGGCCTGTGCCTGTTGGGCGCGGGTCAGGGCTTCGGTGCGGGATCGGAGTGTCTCCAGCCGACTGCCGAGCCGCACAGACTCAGTGCCCATGGCGCGGGTGTTCACCCCGGCCCGGGTTAAAGAGGTCGAGAGTTCATCGACCGCTGCCCGCTGGCGACGGTAAGCCTCCTCCGCCCGAGCCGCTGCCGCACGGGCACGCTCCAGTTCGCGGGCCTGCCTGGCACTGGGCTCCCCGCCCTGGTTGGCGATGTTCGCTTCCAGAACCGAGACCTTCTGCTGCGCGGCGCGCATGGCTAGTGCGGCATCCTTGGCCTGGGCGCGCAGGGTCTCCAGCTGTTTGATGCCGGACTGCTTGTTGCCCAGTTCGGCCATGGTCGAACCCAGCTGGTTCAGCTGGGCCTGGGCACCGCGCACGGCCGAGCCAAGGGAAGCCGCCAGCGTGGCACCGATACTGATCTGAACAGGATGCGCGGTGGCCATGGCGTACCTCAGGAAGACGACGTGGCCGACAAGCGCCGCGCCAATGACAAAGCCTCGACCAACTCACTCACCTCCAGGGCAAGTAGTTCAGATCGAGGCCAGTGGGTGTAGAGGGCGAGCTCCACCACGAGGGCGAAGAGCTCACCCGGATTCACTGCAAAAAACCGCCCAGCACCTTCTGCAGTTGGGCGTAGTCCTTCATATCGAGCTGATGGATCGCGGCGGGTGGCAGTTCAGCCAGGTTGGCGATCAGGCGGATCTCGCGTTCAGCGTCGGTGCCGGCCGACTTCTGCGCCGCCAGGTGGTCACCGACGGTGGGACGGCGCAGGGCGATGTCAGCAATCGGCACACCGTCGTGCTCGATGGGAAAATTCAGTTTGATGCGTTCAGCGGTGTTCATGGGTGGGCTCCTTGTTGTTCATCACGGCATTCATCACAGGCCAATCGCGGCACGAATGGCTTCCATCTGATCGGTACCGCCCACCTTTCGGACCAGGTTGATGGCGTCGATCTCGATCAGCTCTTCCTCGTCAATGGTCAGCTTGTAGTAGCTGGCAGCTACCGAGACCTTGAGGGTGCTTTTGTCGCCAGGCTTCCAGGTGCCGGCGTCGAGCTCCTTCCAGCCCCCGCGCAGATTGACAACGACCGGCTTGGCAGGATTACCCTGCGCCTGGATGGCGCCCCGGATGGTGATCTGCGTCGCGGCGTTGTCGAGCAAACCGAACAGCTTGAAGACTTCCGGGTCGTGGTCGGCGATGGTCAGCTCGGCTTCGAGCTTCTCCATACCGAGGTCGATCTCGACCGGCAGATCCATGCCGCCGGCGCGGTGCTCTTCGGTCTTCAAGGTAAGTTTGGGCAGTTGAATCTCGTCGATGCGCCCGGCATAGCCGCGACCATCGACAAAGAGGTTCATGTTTTTCAATACACGTGGTAGTTCGATGGCCATTACAGAATCTCCTCAAGGTAGTCATCCACCAGGTGCGAGCGGAAGATGATGTGCTCGGCCGGGTACGGCGGGGTGAAGTCGAAGTTGAAGTAGATCTTCCCGTCCTGGATGGACTGGGGCGAATTGAGGTCAGGGTCGGCCCAGCACTTGCCACCCAGAATCGCCCCCTGAGCTTTGAGTTGGCGCAGGTAGGCGTTGACGCCTTCGGTGACTTCCTCGACATAGGTCTTGGTGATGTTGCGATCCACCGCCCAGAGGTGGGCTCGGAGCAACGACTCGTTGATCATGTCGGCGGTGCGCCGCACCGAAAGGAAGGCCCACTTGGGGTCCGAGGAACAGGTGCGGTTGCCCCACAGGCGGTAGCCATCCTCCTGAATGATGGTGGCGACTTCGTTCTCGTTGAGCAGGTTGGCCCGGGCATTCGGGTCACCGAGTGCAAAGTCCACCGGGCGGTGGCTACCGACGATGCCGTTGATGACATTGTTTGACGACGACCACCAGAAACCTCGGTCGTTGTCGATCTTGGCAATCAGCCCGGCCACGCGCGCCGACACCGGTTCGGTCACGACTGCGCCGCTCTTCATCACCTTGACGTGCGGATCGACCACGTAGATGCGCGGCGAGCCCCAGTCCTCGCGGTAGTCGATGGCGGCGGCATCGGTCGTATTGGGACCGTCGGCGATGATCACCGCGCGCAGGCGTTCGGCAATGCCCAGCAGCTCCGCCACGACCGGATTCGCCAGCTGGCGGGTTTCGTCATCGGGATCGATGGGACGCTGGTGGGTAAAACCCGGCACGATCAGGATGCGTGGCGTGACCTTGGCCACCGACTGGGCCGCCAGCAGCGCCTGCAGGCCGAGGTATTGCCCGGTCTCATCGACGCCGCCCAGCACGTGGGTCTGCGTCTCAGCCTCGGTCGCCCCTTCGGCCACCCGGATCACGACCACCAGCGCACCGGCTTGATCGAAGATGCCGTCGATAGCCATCGGCAAGGTGCCGGTGCTACCCAGCTTGGCTGCTTCCAGGCGAGAGCCGGCAATCAGCACCGGGGTGTTCAAGGGAAATCGCTGTTCATCCGCATCCGGGGCGGTGCCAACGAGGCCAATCACCGAGGATCGGACGGTACGAATGGGACGCGGGCCGTTGTCGATTTCAACGACCTCGACCCCGTGAAGAAAGTGATCTGCCATGGGTGGGCTCCAGAAACAAAAAATCCGCCAGCGGCGGATCGGGTGAATGGGTGGTTGCAGTGCGGCAGGCTCAAACGGTGAGCTTGCCCTCATCGGGTTCGATGGCCTTCTCGCAATGGTTCGGATCAAGCCGATCCAGCAGCCGACAGAGCACACAGGCCCAGCGCTTGCCCTCGCGAGCAGCTTTCCCGGCGCGACTGGAGAGCGTCTCGTCCTCGTGCCCGCCCAAAGCGGCATTGGCCAGCTGGTCGTGGGCGACCGCCAGGGTCCAGGCGCGGCGACTGCCAGCCAGCGCTGCGGCCAGCATCCACAGCGACACAATCACCGCTGCGATCTGGCACAGCCCCCACAGCCCGAGCATTGACAGCCGGTGTTGGATGGCGGCCATCACTGCAGCACCTCCTGCACACGGGCCTCGGTCAATAGACCACTGGCGGCAAGCGCTTGCAGGCCGGCAATGGTTTGCGGGTCAGTGACATCGACGTTTTCGGCCAGTTTGAGTTTGTCGAGGAATACCTCAACCATGACCTCGGTCTTGGCAGCGGTGTAGACGGCGAGCAACTCCTCCATAGTGAAGCGGTTCATGAATGCGAGTCGGGTGATTGGTGTACTAGGGGGCTGCCCCGAAGGGCTTGCATTCTCTGCTGCAGGCTCAGGCATGGCATAACTGCCGTCAGCCTGTTTGACCATCCCAGCTTGTACGCTGACAGCTGCTTTGGTCCATTTAAGGTCCGGATGAAACCGACCTTTGGGGTCGGTGTCGGTGGTCTCCACCACCAGGTCATTCTCGAGTCGAATCCAGTTGGGCATTTGTTTGTCTCTCCTTCATCACCATTCAATAGCCACGTAGCCGGGGCCGCCGCTACCACCGTTACCTCCGGTGCCGCCGTAGTAGTTGCCATTACCGCCGCCGCCACCACCGTGGCCTCCATTGCCGCCGCTGGCGTTGTAACCACCACCTCCACCGCCTCCACCCAGAAAACCGCCTGCGCCGCCATGGGAGCTGCTATTTGAGGTGTAGCAATATCCGCCCGAGCCTCCGCCACCGGGACCGCCGTTGCCGCCCATCAAGGCGGTCGATTGGCCCCAAACACCGGCAGCCCCTCCTCCGTTGCAGTTCAGTAGCCGTGGCGTAGCAAAGGAATAGGATTTCACTGTGAGGAGTCCCGCCGAGCCAGTCACTGCCGTATAGAACTTTGGCACCACACTGGCCGTACTGGAGAAGTCGGCTAGATCGATACCGGCAGTCGAGTAGTGCGTCCCCCATAGCGGAGTCGCGAAGCTACCGTCGATCGCGGGGCCACCGTTGCCGTATCCCATCGCATTGCTGGAATTGATGGAAATCTGGCCTGAGTCGGTGCCATTCGCTCCAGCACCACCCGAGCCGCCCCCGGCACCAGATATGGCGACATAGTTGGATGATGATTGCTGAGACCATTGAGTGGTGTTGCCACCTGGTCCGCCAATTCCACCACCCCCTGCGCCTGCGGCGGTGTAGTGGGATTGAAAGCCAACAGAACCGCCAGCGCCACCGTTACCCAACCAAGATCCAGCGGCACCCCCACCGCCACCGCCGTGATTCTCCGCACCCGATCCCCAG